AAAGTACAAGCCAAAGAAATGGAGAAGGAAAGAATTATAAAAGCGTTTGATGATGGTGATTACAATTACCACTATTCCCGCAAAACGGGTAATGATTTTGAAAATGGAGAAGAATACTATAACGAAGTTTATGGAGGAGGTGAGCAATGAGCAAAATAGAAAGAATATCAATACCAATTACAATTGAGACAGAACAAAACTACAGATTAGTTAGACACGATGGACTAACGAAACATTCTAGAGATATAATGTGGTTAGAGTGGGATGAGACCGGCAAGTTCAAAGAAAGACATAGCGATCCAGAAGTCGGACGTTCTTTACTGATGTCTCCATTCAATGACTTCTTTACTTGGCAAACTACGGAGATAACCGAGATACTTGAACAGGAAGATAATTACATTAAGTTTAAAACAAAAAATAGCAACTACGAACTATGGAAAAACGATTAAGTAGAGAACAAAAGAAAGAACAAGCAGTGGTTGATATCATCAATCAGATGTTTGTTATTGCAGGTCATGAAGTTACATTTGATGATATCAAAGACCGCAAAGACAATTGGTTTATGGAATGGACTATGACTATTGCTCAAGCAGAAGAATGGAAACAATGGGGTATAGCATATCTGCGCAAAAACCTTAGAACAAATAAAGTAACAGCAGAAAAAAATATGATGTGGTTTTGTATGCAATGGGGACTTAAATATTCTGATTATAAAATATGAAAAACGAAGACTATCAAATTATTAAATTGATCCTGAAAGGATTGATTGAAGGACAAACTAAAGGGGAATGGTCATACTTAGATGACTTATTCTATTCACTATCTGAAAAAGTTGAAAGTGAGGCCTCACCCAAAAGATTTTACCCCCCAACAATGGAAGAAGTAGCATCACACCTAAATGCTATGAATGTAATCAACGCAGAACAAGAGGCTGAAAAGTTTTGGAACTTCTACGAATCAAAGGGATGGATGATAGGCAAGAATAAAATGAAAAGCTGGCAGCACGCAGTCAAGACTTGGAAGTTTGCAGTAAGAGGAAAGAGAGATTTCATTATTTAATCTATGAGTTACCAATCTGAGTTAACACAAGCAGGTATTGATACTAAAGGACACTTTAGTGGTATTATTAAAACTAAGTGCCCTTGGTGCTCACACTCAAGAAAGAAAACCTCCGACCCATCTTTGTCAGTAAACATAGACGAAGGACTATTCAAGTGTCACCATTGTCAGAAGAAAGGTTCAGTTGCAAACGTAAAACAGTACACAAAGCCTGAACCAAAGAAAGAAGCACCCGATAGCAGAGTGACAAAATACTTCGAATCCAGAGGCATTTCGCAGGAAACTGTGAATGCTTTTGGTATCTCGATGTCTATTGAGTGGATGCCACAAGATGAGCAGAAACACATAGTCATTTGCTTTAACTACTACGACGGAGACGAACTAGTAAATATAAAATTTAAAACATCAGACAAGAAGTTTAAGATGGTTAGTGGGGCAAAGAAAATCCCCTACAATCTAAACGGAATCAAAGAGAGTAGTGAAGTCATTATCTGCGAAGGAGAAGAAGAAGCGATGGTTTGGTATCAAGCAGGGTATCCATTCACTGTCTCTTGTCCTAATGGAGCAGGTGTAGGAGTTAACAATTTACAATGGTTAGATGATACATACAGTTATTTTGAGAATAAAAAGATTATTCTCGCCACCGACAACGATGGTCCTGGACAAAAACTCAAGGAAGACCTTGCGAGACGATTTGATCAGACAGATGTTTATGTAGTTCAGTTCCCCGAAGGCATTAAAGATGCCAACGATGTTCTTAAAGCACATGGTATTGAAGCCATAAAGAAGTTATATTCTGAGGCCCACCCCATTCCAATTAAGGAGATTTCTCGATCATCTGATTATGTTCAGCAGGTTGTTGACTTTTCTAAAACAGGATATCCGAGAGGAGAAACTGTTGCTATGACGCAGACAGATAAGCACTTGACTTGGAACAAGGGAGAACTTGTTGTACTTACGGGAATTCCAGGGTCAGGTAAAAGTACTTGGTTGGATTATATGTATGCACGACTCGCAATCATATCGGATTGGAAGTTTGCAATCTTCTCCCCTGAGAACGTAGCACCATTGAAACTTGCTCGTATGGCTGAGCAGATTAGTGGTAAGAGTTTATCTACAATCTCACCTGAAGAAATCAAAGTAATTATGGCAAAACTCGATAAACATTTTTTCTTTTTTAACGTTGAGGAAATGGAAGAGTTCAGTTTAAATCATATCTTAGACCTGACAATCACAATGATTAAACGCTACGGAATTGACTGCTTATGTATTGATCCATTCAATTACATCGACACACAAAGTAAGGAAGAAAGTGCACACGAAAGAATCGGTGAGATGCTACGCAAACTGAAGAAGACAGCCTTGAAATACAACATCAACATTACACTGGCTGCTCACCCAAGAAAGATGGAGAAGAGCAATGGTCAGTATGCTGTACCTAGATTGTATGATATCGCACAGAGTTCTCACTTCTTCAATGCTCCTGATGTGGGTATTGCGATACACAGAGATTACACAGACCAATCACAAGACCACAGTGTTTCACTACACATACAAAAGATGAAGTATCACTTTAGAGGACAACTTGGTTCTGTAGACTACAACTTTGATAAATCAACAGGACGTTACTCGGAAGATGGTAGATTTGAACGACTACTTGATATCCTTTACTCACAAAGTTATTTGACATTCGATGAAAACGGTAATCTATGACCTAGAAACAATGAGGAACTTCTTCTCATATACAGATATAGAAGATGATTCTGAGACCCCCACCATATTTACAATCTCTCCTTGGAACAACGACACTAAAAAGTTAGTTGACTATCTTGAACTACCTATGATGATGGTTGGGTTTAACAACGTAGGATTTGATGCGGTTGTGTTAGACCACATCATTGAAAATAAAGATAGATACGAGACAATGTCAGGACACAATGTAGCATATTCAATCTACATATTTGTTCAGCAGTTCATCACAAAGGAAGATAACGAGAAGCCTAGAACTAAGATGAAGAATCAACTTGACCTTTATCTAATCAACCATTACAATAACAAGGCTCGCAGAACTTCACTCAAGGCTCTACAGGTTTCTATGGGTTGGTACAATGTACAAGAGATGCCCATTAGCCACGAAGTTGAAATCACCGAAGATCAAGTAGAAAGCATACTATCTTACAACTTAAACGATGTTCTTTCTACTCGGCAGTTTTACTTTCTAAATGCTGAGAAGATAGAGTTTCGTCGTGCGTTCTCTAAATTGTATAAAACTAACTTTATGAATAGACCTGACGTTTCTATCGGTGAAGAAATCTTCTTGCGATACATCAAAGCGTCTAGTGGTCTTGATAAGAAAGCCTTAAAAGACAGAGTTAAGTATGACACGGCTGTTTACCTAGAGGATTGTGTAATACCATATATCAAATATCAGAACTATGAGTTTCAAGAACTGCTCAGTTCAATCAAACGAACAGTCGTAACAGAAGATACCAAGTTCAAACACGTGGTTAGATTCAAGGGCTTCTACTTTCATTTTGGAGTTGGGGGTATTCACGGATGCGCACCATCAGGAAAGTATGAGGAAGATGATGAATATGAGATTATTGATTTTGACGTTAAGTCTTATTATCCGAACATAGCCATTACAAATAACTTCCATCCAAAGCATATCCCACAAGAGGTGTTTATTAACACTTACAAAAAGATATTCGATGACAGAGTTGAAGCGCAGCAAGCAGGAGACGATGTTGTACAAGCAGGTTTAAAACTTGCACTGAACGGAATCTTCGGTAAGACGGGAGAATCAACAAGTGCCTTCTTCGATAGGTATTATTTCTATCGCATTACCGTAAATGGTCAACTCTTACTTGCTATGCTGGCAGAAACCTATATGTCAAACGTAAATGATTTACAACTTCTGCAAATTAATACTGATGGATTGACAGTAAGAGTTCACAAGAGTAGTATAGAAAGAGTCCTTGAAATCAATCGCAGGTTTATGAAACTGACGGGTTTGATCCTAGAAGATAGTAAGTATAAGATGATGGTTATCAGAGATGTAAATAACTATTTAGCAGTTTCAACAAGTGGCAAGGTAAAGAAGAAAGGTATCTTTGAAACAGAGAAAGACTGGCACAAAGACAACTCATATCTCATCGTTCCAAAGGCAATCGAACAATATTTTGTTTCGGGAATTCCGATAAAAAATACTATCTTTGAATCACGTAACATTTATGATTTTTTTGGAAGATATAAGGCGACTAGGGGTTGGCACTCAGAAGTGCACACGGTTGAAGAAGGGCACAAGGTTATCAAGAATCTTGGCAAGGTTATGCGCTTTCTTCCAACGACGACGGGCGACTCGGTTTACAAACAAAATGTTGACGGACGACTCAACAGTCTTTTGGCAGGAGGATTTGCACGAGAATGTAATCACTTCACGGAAAAAGAAAACTGGGAAGATTACCAAGTAGATTATAATTTCTTTGGCTTTGAGTGTAAAAAAGTCATCAATGAAATTGAACCACAACAATTAACATTATTTTAACACATGAATACAGAACATAAAATATTATCGGACATCGTCGTATGGTCAAAGTATGCCAAATATGACAAAAGCAAACAGAGAAGAGAAACTTGGAAAGAACTCGTAGACAGAAACAAACAGATGCACTTGGACAAGTTCTCTGAGCACTCGGAAGTTATTGAAAAAGCATATAAGTATGTGTACGACAAGAAGATTCTTCCATCAATGCGCTCACTTCAGTTTGGGGGCAAGGCTATTGAAGTAAACAACACAAGATTATTTAACTGCTCGTATCTTCCGATAGATGACTATAGAGCATTTAATGAAACAATGTTCTTACTATTAAGCGGAACAGGCGTTGGTTACAGTGTTCAAAAGCACGACACAAACAAACTACCTGAGATTAAGAAAGCAGAAAAGACCCGTAGATATTTAATCGGTGATTCGATTGAAGGTTGGGCAGATGCAGTAAAAGTATTAGTAAAGGCTTACTTTGGTCAAAGCAGCTGGAAGCCTACATTTGATTATCGTGCTATCAGGACAAAAGGAGAGCCTATCAAAATAGGTGGAGGTGTCGCTCCTGGTCCTGAACCATTGAAGTTATGTTTGACTCACATCGAAGCAATCTTTGACCGTAAGCAAAATGGAGAGAAGTTAACCTCAGTTGATTGTCACGATATCCTTTGTCACATCGCCGATGCGGTGTTGAGTGGTGGTATTCGTAGGTCTGCTATGATTTCTCTATTTGATTACGATGATGAGGATATGTTAACCTGTAAGTTTGGCGATTGGTGGGAGTTAAATCCTCAGCGTGGACGTGCTAACAACAGTGCAGTCATTGAAAGAAATGGAGTAGTTGATAAGGAGTCATTCTTAAATCTTTGGAAGAAGGTTGAGTTGAGTAACAGTGGTGAACCTGGTTTTTATTTCAGTAACGATATTGAAATGGGAACTAATCCTTGCTGTGAGATAGCACTTCAACCATTTCAGTTCTGTAACTTGGTGGAAGTCAATGCTTCTGACATTGTAGACCAATCTGATCTAAACGATAGAGTATACTGGGCAAGTGTGATTGGAACATTGCAAGCATCCTATACTGATTTTCATTACTTGCGTGCTGTTTGGCAAAAGACTACTGAGAAAGAAGCATTGCTTGGAATTGGTATGACGGGTATTGCTAGTGGAGCCGTTATGAAATTAGATTTAGGTGTGGCTGCAGAATTTGCCAAGTTTGCGAATGTGTGGTTTGCTGATGAACTTGGAATCAATCCTGCTGCTCGTATCACTTGTGTTAAACCATCGGGAACATCTTCATTGGTGTTGGGAACTTCTAGTGGTGTACACGCTTGGCATGATGAGTATTACATTCGTAGGATTCGTGTAGGTAAGAACGAGGCAATCTATACTTACCTTTCGCTATATCATCCAGAGTTGCTTGAGGACAATGTAATGAAGCCTCAGACAGAATCTATTATCTCTATTCCTGTGGCTGCACCTAAGGGGGCAATTACAAGAGGGTCTGAGACCGCCATCTCATTTTTGGAAAGGGTCAAGTACTTGCATGAAAATTGGATTAATCCTGGGCACATCACAGGAAATAATTCACACAACGTAAGTGCAACAGTCACCATCAAGCAAACTGAGTGGGCAGAGGTAGGTGAGTGGTTGTGGAACAATCAAAACTTCTACAACGGATTGTCTTTCTTACCTGAAGACTTAGGATCTTATCAACAGACTCCTTTCGAGACAATTACTGAGGAGCAATACTTAGAGTTGAGCAAGGGATTATCTGAACTAAATGTCGCAAATATTGTAGAAATTAGCGACAACACAACTCTTGCAGACCAAGCTGCGTGTGCTGGCGGTGCTTGTGAGATTTCATAGTCCAGTTTTTATGTAAATAAACTGGACATTACTCGGTAATTATCCGTATAACCTGCCAAAACTTGACAATAAAACGAGTTTTGGCGAGTTATCGGTGAGTTTTTGTTTATAGTAAATGTGTCAGTATAAACCTTATATTTGCACTATAGAAACTATGAAACATTTATTATTTATCGCAACGTGCATTGCACTAATTTCCTGCGGATCTCCGAAGAAGAGATATGACAAACTGATACGCAAATATCCGTATTTGGTTGAGACTGATACGGTAATCATAAGAGATACCATCATCAAAGAACTTAAGGTGCCTGTACCTGAGTATAGGGATTCTTTTATCATTGAGTGCGATACGTTTATTGAAACAAAGAAAGTAATAGTTTACAAGAAAGGAAATCTATTTGGGGTAACTGTGAAACCCGATACCATAACTTACAGAGATACAATACCTTACGAGGTTAAAGTACCAGGACGTATTGCATACATTGACAAGGTCAATTGGTGGTACTTGGTTATTTCGTTTTTAGTGGGTATCATTGTATCGTTATTTATAAAGAAATGAAAACAACAAAGCAAGATATAGTATTGAGCTATATAAAACAATTTCCCGAAATGCCGAATCGTATGTTAGCAGGTATGATTTTTACTAGGGAAGAAGGACTATTCCCTGACGTAGATACAGCCAGAAGTCGAATTAGATATTACAAGGGGGCATCAGGAGAAAAGTCAAAACGAAACGCTATCGGTGCGGGGCACATTGTTGAAGCAACTCACGGAACTGTAAAAGAAGGATTGGCAAAACTAAATATTATTTCTCGTGCAGAGGATATGGTTCCTGTAACATTAGGGGCTGGAAAATACTTAATCCTTTCTGACATTCACTTACCGTTCCACGATCAAGATGCACTTGCTGCTGCTATTCAATATGGAGTAGATAACAATGTTGATTGTGTTATTTTGAATGGAGATATTTTAGATTGTTATGATGTATCTCGTTTCTCCAAGGAAGTTCGCAGACCCAAGATTTCAGAAGAATTAGAAATGGGTCGTACTTTCCTAAAGTATATGAGGGAGTTATTCCCAACACAACCAATTTATTACAAGATTGGAAACCACGAGGAGCGTATGCGTGCCTATATTTTAAGAAATGCTCGTGAGTTGGCTGACCTTAACGACATTAGTTTAGAGTCATTGTTGAAATTTCAAGATTATGGTATCATTTCTGTCAACCGCGAGATGATTAAATTAGGAAAACTTACCGTATTGCATGGTCACGAGTTGGGCGAGTCAGTATTCTCACCCGTGAATCCTGCACGTGGATTCTTCTTGAAGGCAAAGGCATCAACATTGTTTGGTCACAACCACCAAGTTTCGCATCACTCTGAAAGTAATCTACACGGTGAGCAAGTTGGGGTTTGGTCTACGGGTTCATTATGTAATTTAAGCCCAGACTATCGTCCCTACGCTTATACAAAGTGGGCAAATGGATTCGCTTGTGTTGTAGTCAATGAGGATTTATCTTTCCACGTTGACAACTTTAAAATCATTGGTGGTAAAATACTATAATATGAAAGACAACATTAATCCATCACATTATAGACAGGGGGGCGTTGAATGTATTGACGCTCTTGAGGCAGCCACAGTTAATAAAAAAGGATTGGATGCAATCTGTACTGCAAACATAATTAAGTACCTTTGGAGATGTGAAGACAAGGGTGGACTTGAGGATTTGAAAAAAGCTCAGTGGTATTTGAGTAAGATGATTGACCACAACACACCAAAGGAAGAGTTTGTTCATCCTAATGCGGCTAAGTCAACAGACCAACCAAAGCGTGAATCATGGTTTGAATTATGAAACTTTACGTTTATTGGACATACACAAGACCCACAGATAGATTAGTTGCTACTGATGTGTTGGAGTATGCTCGTAAGAAACCAAAATTAGATACTGAAACTTACCACGCTGGGGGATTAGGACACACTGAAGACTTGTTTACTCACTTCCTAGATAGAGAAGGTAAGATTCATGTTCTGAGGCCTCAGACCGAAATCCACTCAGAAATACGTTTAGCAATACACGGAGGTATAAATGGTGATTACAGATATGTAAGTAACCCCTCAGTAGCACAACTACACACGCTAGCCAATCTATTTAAGTTATTTCATTCTCTTAAATGGGAAATACTTGAAGGAGATATGTTAGCATTTGATTTACATTTTTGGAAAACAGCAATTAACTTATGGCGAATATAAATAAAGAAGTAAAAGAACTTGAGAAACTATTTGGTTGGTGGGAATTCTACGAACAAACTCAAAACGATGATGCTAAGAACAAAGCCCAAAAGCAAATAGAAACTCAAAAGAAAAAGATTAGAACCATAAAGGATGGAAAAACTTCAAAAGTTCCTAAAGGAAAATAAGATATCTGAGGCTGATGCCATTGAAAGAATTAGATTGCAGGACACTGATCCCGCTAAAGATTTCTATTCTACGCTGGTGTCTGCCTCAAAACAGTTAATGGATGCTGTAAAAGACAAGACACTAAATCTTGACGACGAATATCAAAAGGGTATCTTTCAACTATTACAGGCTGGAGATAAAATTAATAAGTCATTGAAATTGGCTAAGTTAGAAGCATATCCCGAAGAAGAAATTGTTGATGATAGTGTTTCATTCTTGGATAGAACCATCGGAAAGAAAAGATGACAAAGGCAGCAAGATTTGAATACGATATATGGGCTTCTAAATACAGCCTTGATTCAACCGCAACTAAGAAGGAGAAAGATATTTGGTGGGGTAACGAAAGGGAGTATTGGATTGACGGCAGAGATGGCCTAACAGGTATTCATTATTTTGCATTAACTCAGTGTTTTATTAAGGATGCTCGTGGATTCAAAAAGCGTCCTGTTTGGAGAGATGTAGATGAATTAATCTACGAGTCTTACGCAGAAGCAAGGAGAACCAACCACGATTTGTTTGTAAGTAAACGTCGTGAGATTGGTCTTTCGTTGATATTCGGTGGGGTTGCTCCTATGTGGATTGCAATGACAAACCCAGGCTCAACTTCATTGATTACTAGTGCGGATAAAACTCGTCTTGAAAACTTATACAAGGAAAAGACCCGTGTAATTTACGATAGTTTAGACCCTTACATCAAGCCTAGTGTTATATCAACTCGTCAGGTTGGATATTTACACATGGGGGTAAAAGACCAAAAGACTGGAGAGATTAGTGGATTGGATTCTCAGATTGTAACTCGTGAGACAGTAGATACTCCAACTGCATTAGAAGCGTATCGTGCGATGCATTGCTTCCTTGACGAGGCTTTCTTGCACCCTAAAGCAGACCAAGTGTACAAGTCAGCACAAGCAAGTGTTAAATCAGGATTCGTTAAGGTTGCACCAATCGTAATTGGAGGAAGTGCAGGTGAGTCTACTTCTATTGGGCAGAAACTTGCGAACAACCTTTGGAAGAACGCTGACAACTTAAATCTATTGACTGTATTTCTTCCTGGGAATATGGGTATTATGGAAGCCCCTGAGATTGATGCACAGGGCAAGGAGACAGGAAAGATTCTTAACTTCTGTCCCAATGGCTATTCTGATATCGAAGGAGCGACTGAGTGGATTAATAAAACTCGTGAAAAGTTTGATAGGATTGAAGATAAGTCGTTCTTGAATTCATTCATCAAGCAGTATCCGTTGGATATTAATGAAGTGTTTTCTTCTACTGCTCATGGTGCTATGCCTATTGATGTTATTCATAAGTTGAATCAGCAGGAAAGGATCATTTTATCTGAGCCCCCTCCGATTGAAAAATGTATAATTTATAAGGATATAGATGGAAAATTACAAGTCAAGCCCGACAAACAAGGCAGGTTTACGTTACTGGAAAGGTTTAACCCTAACCACAAGTACATTGCTGGAATGGATCCGATTCCTTTTATCTCTTCCAAACTGGGAGATGGTTCTGATAACTGTATAGCAATCAAGAACTTAGACACAAATATGTATGTTGGATTCTACAAAGAACGAGCAGCCGATCCAGATTTAATCATGTCTAACAACATCAACTTACAAGATTATTTTGGTGGTGCAAAGGTTATGATTGAGATTAACCGAGGTGGTGTTATTTTAGATACATACAGAACAAACAATCGCCAAGATTTACTGGCTCCCTCTCCAAGAAACTTAGGCAAAACATTCCTCAGCAAAGACAGACCTTATGGTTGGTATAAGAATGACCACACGGCAGAAAGAGCAAACGCTTATCTGATTGATTATCTGAGGAAGAACTTTGAATCTGTTTTCCTAATCGAAATGATCGAAGAAGCCAAAGTTTATATTACTGAAAATACGGATTTACTGGATGCTGTTGTGGGTTGTGAAATCTATCATAAGGATATGATGGAAAAACTCAAGAAGAAAGTTGATGCTGCGCCTCAGAAAAAAACTATCCCAATGATTATCTATCAAGACGGGAAAGCAGTAAAGGTTTGGAGAGAAGTTAAATTCTAAAGAGAATTTTAAAGTAAATTTTAATTACTTTTTGGTAGACTTACCATTGCTACCTTGACGAGCACGATTGGTACTTTTCTTTTCTAGTACCATCTTTCCGTCCTTCTTATGCGAAAGGTCAACACCCTTAGTCGCTCTCTTGCCATAAATACCCTTTTTGCGGGCTTCTGCGTTAAGTTCTTGACGATATGCTACCTTGTCCTTCTGATACTCCTTATCGTAGCTGTAATCACGTCCTGTGGCTTTATTCGAAGATGGTCTTTTATTCTTAGCTACGATTTTGTTTTTCATCTCTATGTTCAATTATTTCTCCAATGAGATAGGATATTCCTATTGTAAAGGTAACAAATAATAACCCAAATAGGAATCCTTCTAACATCATCATTTCTTTTTAGCAGTCTTGGCAGATTGTTTAAATGCCTTTGCAGTCGGAGCCCCTTTAGTGCCCGGCTTTCTCATTACTTCTCCGCTGCCTGCAGCGATTCGCTTCTTCTTAGCGTTTATCGCATCGTATAATCCTTTTTTCATCCTTGACCAATATTTTTCTTACGATAATTTTTACTAGACTTCAAGGAGCTGTTCTTTTTCTTAGAAACAACTCCAGGCCTCTTAGTGGATGCTTTTGGCTTCCACTTTCCTACTTCTTTGTTGACCTTAGTTGCCATTTACTCTTTAATCTTCTTGATGTAATAAATAGCACCTAGGACACCAGATAAAATACCAATTGTAGCAGCGATCAAAGAAAATACAGGTAGCCAAGCAGTAGCAAAAGAAATAATTGTTGAACTCCCAGAGATGAAGGTCAATGTATTAGCCGTTGAATCGTTCTGCTGCATCATTTCTTTTTGGTTAAATTTTTCCACATACTTTTAGCAGCAGTCGCCTTACCAATTTGAGTGGCCTTAGCTTTACTTACTCCTTTTTTCATATAAGATTTTGCAACAGCCTCAGCCATTGGTCCAAATTCCTTACCCTTTTTACCAAGGTCTTTTCCAGCAACAGCCTTCTTAACAATGGTAGACCTTTGTTTTTTGGTACCGTATGCCATTAGTTTCCGTACATCATAGGCATTTTCATTGCCTTTTTAGCGGGAGACTTTTTAGATGCAGTCTTCTTAGCGAACATAGCATCTTCTTTCTTTGCAACCTTTTTACTTTCGGTTTTTTCGTGCTTTACCATAGCTGCTTTAGAAGCGTACTTCTCCATACCTCCGTGCTGAGAAATCTTCTTAGCAGCGGCTTTCTTTATAGTTTTTTTCATCATGATTATTATTTAATTACACTTCCATCTTCTACGAGCCTGTCTCAAACGAGAATTAGGATCTGAGGCCGCCTTGGGAAAATCTGCCATTTGACCGGCACTACGAGCACAAAATGATTTGCGTCTCTTAGCATCTTTACTACCTGCTTTAACCTTACCAGTTACGGCTGTTTGCAAATGGCTTCCTGGGTTTGCCTTACGATAAGCAGCAACCCCCTTAGCCGTCATACCTGCTCCACTCTTTGTGGGGAGATAATTGGCGTTCTTGCCTTTGGTTGTTTTCGGTATGGTTTTATCCTTCGGCATTTTTCTTAGCAAATTTCTCAGCCGCTGTTGAACCGATACACGCAATCACAATGTACTCAACCGCTTGAATAAGATCCGCATCGGGCGCAATACTCTTTGGGTAAATATTATTGTAAACCATAGTACTGAAAAGCACAAATGCCCCAACAATAGCAATAAATCTCTTATGGCTGTACTCATTCTTGTCACCTTTGAATATTTCTTGAATGAATTTCATAGTACTAAGTTAGTTAATTAAATTTAATTTTCCAATGGTGGAAATGGTGGTGGTGTTGGTGGTACGTACTCTGCCTCTGGAAGGTCAAGAATCCAAGCCCACTGCGTGTTCACAAGGGCGATCTTGTCCTCAGTAGAGAGAAATAAGTACCAAACACCATTGATGTCCGCTACGCAATTAAAAAATTGGTATTCGGTGTAATACTGCCCTTGCACTTGGGCGTATTCTGATTCGGTTAAGATATATCCTATTGACATAATTTGTTATACTTGTCTTGAAAGTGTTGTTTGGAAAGTTTGTACGGCGGTGTAAAAGTTGGATGCCTGTGTTGAATTTAATCCATCACCAATAGAAGAAAATGCGTATTGTTTATCTGTAAAAAATATGGGTGTTCCTCCTGCGTTGATAGCACCTAAATATATATTTCGATTTGCAAAATTATTAGCACTTGAAATACTACTTACTAATAAAACTCCGTTTTTATATAAATTTTGAGTTCTTGATCCATTTGTAGTTCCAAAAGTAAATCCTTGTGAATTTATAGATAATGTTTGTGTTCCATAACCACCACCTCCAATTTCAATATACATGGCATCGGTGATATATCTTGTAATTAAAGCCGTCACATTAAGACCCGCACCAATATCCGTACTACAACCTAAATCATATTGAGAACCTTTAGTATTATTTCTCACATATGCTGATAAATGCGTACTGGTTAAAGTTAGATTAGTTGAAGCATTTAATCCACTATCCATAAACGCACTTGTTCCATTAGGCGTTACCCCCGTACTCGCAAAAGTCCAACCGCTTGTAAAAGTACCCGTAAAACTTGAACTCTTTAAGTTCTGAGCACACGCTGCCGCACTTGCCCCAACCATGGGATACACAGCACGCATAGCAGTCCATATACCCGCTGATTTCATGTCTAAAACCAATTGGTTAGTGGCGGTTTTTTCTGTAGCTGACAAAGTTCCACCCGCAGCCGTTACCCTATCAAAGAATGCTTGTGCATCGGCATCAAATCCGCCACCGCCACCAGCACCAAAGACTCCACGATTGCCAATATTTAATCCGAACCCGATCATTTCAGATAAGCTACAATACTACCGCTAGTTAATGTGATTGAGGAAAAATAAGACCCCTTGGCTGCGGTGATTAGCATACCTTGTTTAAGAGTTACAGATGTGAGACCCAATGCCGAGGTGATATCTGTACCTGCTGGGTTTAAAACCTGAGCAACAACAGCGTCTGCATTAATTACAAAACCTTGAAAACCACCTGTATTGGCTGATGTATTTGAAATGACTTGACAACCAGTAAGGCCGCTCTGAAAGTCGATTGTACGTGAGAATACTTCTTGCATATATCAAAGATACAAAA